TCGACGAACAAAGTACGGTCGGATCATATGTAATCGATCCGCCGATGTCTTCGGTTTCAGGAGGATTGATTAGTACTATTGCTACTAATCCTACTGATTATGGAACATACGATGCTGGTAGATTTAACGATGGAGTGAACGAAACATTTTTCGATCCATCATATACACTCGTCGGACGAGATAACAGAGCTTCTATTAGAATTTCCGGAATTGATGCGGGTGGTTGTGTTGATTCTGTTACCATATTCAATACTGGTTTCGATTTCGAACAAGAAGAATTCGAGGCAACTATTACATCTCCGAATGGATGTGAAGCAGTTCTTGCCTTTACTACTGGTGCCATTCTTATAAAGACAGGAAGATTTAAAGATTCTCGTGGTATGTTGTCTAACATCAACAAACTACAGGACAACTATTATTATCAGAACTACTCATATGTAATTAAATCTGGCGTAACCTCGGGTACATGGTTGCCTATTATTAATAAAACGGTGCACCCTGCTGGTATGGCAGTGTTTGGTGAATTGAATATCACCCAGACAATCGATATGGTTGATTACATTGGTGTTCTCGAAATTCTGGTTCTTAATGAATTGTTTATTGATGTAGTAGTGCTTAACGATACGACTAGATCTGTTCACTTCTATAAAGTTCTCACCGATGCTGTTACCAAATCTGATGTTACAACCTCTCACGTATATAAGGTTCTAAGTGATACTGTAACTCTGTCTGATGCGACAGAACTATTATTTGATGTTGGTATCTATAATCCCGCAGATGATACTACCTCTACAGTCGATTCGTTCGATCGTGTTGTGCAATATGTCAGAGTGTTTAATGATGCGTTCTATACCTCAGAAACCACAGCGGTTGACTTCGGCAAAACTCTTGTAGAAGATCCAGTTTGGGTTACCAGAGATTTTTGGGCGGAAATAGACTATAGTGGAACGGAATTTGCATGGAACCCAGAAGAAACGATTGAAGTTGATTTCGCAAAGGTTCTTGCTGATGCAGCAACGGCGTCTGAAGCAAATGTATTTGCAGTTTCGAAAGTAATAACACCTTCTTATGTTACTCCGTTTGATAACGCCAGCGCACTTTATGGCACCACCTTTGATATAACTAGCGGTGGTGGTGCTTATACTATGACTATTAGTATCAATAGTGAAGGTGTTATTACTATTGTTTCTGGGTTTGGAATGCCATTTGGTTATTATGTTTCCGTCGGAGGAACTACATTTGAACATATAGCAGGTGAAGATGCTGTTATTGCAACCGACTCGTTTGGTAGAACTGTAGAGTATTATAGAACGTTTACAGAATCCGTGATAACTAATGAATATGCTAATGCTGGGATCGAAAAACCCCAAGCAGAAGTGGTGACATCGGCGGAAACTTCGACCAATCATCTATATAAATATTTAAATGATTCTGTAACATCAACTGATCTAGTCGGTGTAATTCCATATCTGGTTAAAACTGATAACGCAGGTGCTACTGAATTATTAATCGTCGCAAATGATGCCGAAACAATAGAATCTATTGCTGCTACTGAACAATCGCTTATAAATATACTCAAAGGACTATTCGAAACAGTAACTGTTACCGAAAGTGGTATTGTAAACATACAAGATTATGTTGAAGGTGCATTCGGTTCGGACTTTGTGGGTCAAGCAACTTATTTTTAACTAAGAAGAAGGTAAACTCAAATGAATCTTAAAGAAAACGTAAAAGGTACTAAGGGCGAACTAAACATCGTTCTTCGCGATGCAACAGGGAATGTTACACAAGAAGTAACTGTTCCCAACCTTGTTGTTGACACTGGTCTTGCATATATTGCTTCACGCATGAAAGATACCACTCTTTCTGCAATGTCGCACATGGGCGTTGGTGCTGGTACAACAGACCCAGCAGCAGGTAATACTGCTCTGGAAAGTGCGCTTGGTGCACGTGAAGCTCTGACTTCAACAACTGTTACTGCTAACGCAATTGAATATGTTGCAACTTTTGGTGCAGGTTCAGGCACTGGCGCTGTTACTGAAGCAGGTATCTTCAATGCCTTGACTTCTGGAACAATGCTTTGCCGCACAGAATTTGCTGTCATCAACAAGGGTGCGTCAGACAGCATGACAATCACTTGGACGGTTACAGTATCGTAATATAACATGCCACTTCTTCTAAGATCGCAGGGAAGACAAGAAATAGCAAGAAGCGTTTATCGTGACATCTATAACGAGAACGACTACTACTATTTCTTTGTCTCCCGAACTCAAGAATGGGCGGACGAGGAGGATCCAGAGCAACCAATTGACTCTGTATCATACTCAAACACGTCCCACAGAAACATGTTGTTTGTCAAAAGAATTCAGGCAAATGATGCGGTCTTAATGGCACCCAGACATAATTGGGCGCTAGGTACAGTATACGATCAATATGATGATGCGTATGGCGAAACAGATGCTAATGATGATTTAATCACGCCATACTCTGCGGGGTCTACAACACTAAACACTGCCGTGTTTTATGTTGTCACCGATGAATATAACGTATACAAATGTATTAGCAATGGCGGAGATTCTGAAAGTACAGTAAAACCAACAGGAACAGATACTAATACATTTGAAACATCAGACGGGTATATTTGGAAGTTTATGTTCAGAGTTGAGGCAGGTGACGTTACCAAGTTTTTGACTACAACACATATTCCTGTCCGTAAAATGGCAGGTCTTGGTGAACCTCAGTTTGATGTAAATGGTTTTATAGACAATATTTCTGTCACTTCTGGTGGATCTGGTTATTCAACGGCACCGTATGTTGTAATCCAAGGCGATGGTAAAACTGCTCCTACTGTATCTATCGATAGTACAACTGGTCAAGATGCCGCTGCGTTCTCTATTTGCTCAACCGCTGGCGATCCTCCTGTAGATATTGTTTCTTCAATTATCGTAACAAATGGCGGATCGGGTTATAGATCTCAAGTTTCTAAAACTTTTAATGGATCTTCTTCTGCTGCAGTTTCAGTTTCAAATAATACGATTTCTATCACTTCTCACGGGTTTACTGATTTAGATCTGGTGACATATTCAAATGGTGGTGGAACTTCTATTGGTGGTCTTTCGAATGATAGACCATATTATGTGATTTATATTGGCGCGAATACAATTAAACTCGCCACATCATATGAAAATGCTGATAATGCTGTTGCCATCGATCTAACTTCTCTTGGTACTGGCAGTTCACATACACTTACATTCGAAGGAACTACGGTATCCCTTTTGGGTGGTGCGGGTTCTGGTGCCACTGCTACACCAGTTATCTCTAGTGGTGTAATTACAGGAATCACAGTAACCGATGGTGGAACTGGATATGCTGGTGCTAGAGCGACTGCTGTCTTGGGAGAAGGTGCATCTGCTTCCGAGGTAGACTCAGTTACAATAAACGAACCTGGATCTGGATTCTCGTTTGCGAATGTTAGTTTTATTCCTGTTCCTGGCACGATAACTGCTACTGTTGCAACAAGCGGGACTGGTGGTCAGTTTACTTGCGGCAACTCAACTCTAACAGTTGGCAGCCACATTTTAATTACTGGTACACGTGCAGGTACAGGCACTATTACTGGGTACACATCAGGAACCACATATAAAGTTTCTGCTGTAACTGGTACATCACCAAACGTTACTGGATTTACCCTTCAAACTTCTGCGGGTGCTGCAATCGTAACTACTGCTGGTACTCTAACTGGTCTAACATATACAAAAGTAATCAATGAAACTGCAACAGCATCTGCAGTTCTTGGATTTACTGAAGGTGGAACTCCACAAGAAAACGTAGAAGCAGCGGCGACTCCTGGAACCATCGATAGAATCGTTATTCTTTCTGGTGGTAACAGTTATATTTCAGGTGATGCCTCGATCTCTATTATTGGTGATGGTCAAGATGCAGAAGCAACACTGACATTAAATGATGGCGTCGTTACTGATGTCACCATAACAAATCCAGGATCTGGTTATAGTTTTGCAGAAATCTCTGTTGTTAATGCGGCAGAAGGATCTCCAGGTAATGGCGCCACTTTCCGAGCTGTTGTTTCACCGTATGGTGGACATGGTTCCAATCCACAGAAAGAGTTGTTTGCTAAGAGTCTATCATTGACGGTTTCTCTCGCGAACGAAACCTCTGATACTTTCTTGAATAACGATTTCCGCCAATTGGGTATTATTAAGAATCCTAGAATTTTTGGTTCTTCTGATAACTTTACTTCAAATACTGGTAATTGTTGCTATGTTATCGCAATAAATAGTCCTGAATTAGTAGATTATGATGATGTTATTACGAGTGATGATGGGGGTAGATTTATTGTTGTTCAAAAAGAAGATAGCAATAATAATGGTGTTGTGGATAGAATCCACTTGTTACCTATTATACCGAAAATTTCTGGTACTAGCATTTTGACTAATTTGACTCAAGAACTATCATTAGGATCTCCTGTTGCGGACACCTTCAATATTGGCACAGTGGTATCTCCTATTTTAGTTGCTGTTCTGGAACCAGAAGTCGACAATAGAACTGGCGAAATCATATATCTAGATAACAGAATTAAAATCATTAGAACATCTGATCAAGTTGAAAAAATCAGAGCGTTGATCAATTTTTAAAAGAAGTAGGAAAATATGGCACTCGACTTAAATTTATCTCCGTATTATGACGACTTCAATGAATCTAAAAAGTTTCATAGAATTCTCTTCAAACCAGGATATGCTGTTCAGGCACGCGAACTTACGCAACTACAGTCTATCCTGCAAAATCAGGTTAATAAGTTTGGTGATCATATTTTCAAGAATGGCGCGATCGTTTCGGGTTGCGACGTTCAGATTGATAATGAATTATCATATGTAAAGATTGATGCAAACGCTGCGGGAAATGCGTCACTTCCATCGTATATCGGTGCTACAGTTGAGGGTAGTAACGGTCTTAAAGCGGTAATCGTAGATGCAGTCGATGCAACAGCATCTGATCCAGGAACTCTTTACCTAAGATATACCAGTGGTGATGGTAGCACAAATACCGTTCACTTCATTGGAACAGAAACTCTTACAGTTGTGTCAGATAATGTATCTTATGATGGGGATGAATTTACTGTTCAAGCACTTGAAGTTGACACCGAAGTATTGACAAATAACTATTGGGGTCGTGCTACTCGTATGACTCTTGGTGACGGTATTCTTTATATCGACGGTAAGTTTGTTCTCCATACTTCTCAGACAATCTATCTTTCAAAGTATACACACAATCCATCAGGTAGTGTGTGTGTTGCAGCAGACGAACAAAATATAGACTCTGGTGATGATGAAACTCTGCTTGATCCAGCACAGGGCACATATAATTTTACTGCTCCTGGTGCAGATAGATACTATGTCTCAACTTTGTTGAAGTTCTTTGCAGCTGGTACTGTAATCGATGACGGATATTATGAGGTTGCTACTGTCGTTCTTGGTGGACTCAATAGAACACATACTTCTGACATCTATGCTAAACTCGGCGACAATCTAGCACGTAGAACATATGACGAGTCGGGTAACTATACAGTAAAGTCATTCCCTGTTCTGGTTCGTGAACACCTTGATGACACTACAAACAATGGACTCTATACTGAGGAACTTGGTGGTAGTACTGATCTGCTTGCTGTCGGTTTAGAGGCAGGCAAGGCATATGTTCGCGGTTATGAGTATGAAACTCGCCAGACAGAATATGCCTTTACTGAAAAAGGTATCGACACTGTAAAGAAATATAGCGTTCCTATTAGTTCTGCCTATGGTAACTATGTTGTTGTGACAGACTATAAGGGTGTTCTGCCACTAGATGGTTCTAAGATTTCTCTGCGTGATGCAGCGCAAAACGGTGTTTCTGGTTCACAGACAGCAGCACAAGGTAGCGAAATCGGTAGCGCACGTGTTCGTCACATCGAGTATGTGAGTGGAACTGTTGGATCTGCTGCAGCAGTTTATAACATCTATGTCTATGATGTTCAAATGACAACAGGCAACTTCGCTGATGTTGATGGTTTATATTACTCAACTAGCGGAACCAAGGATGGTTATGCCGACGTTGTAGAATCTGTATTGAAGTCGGCACAATACAATAAACTTCTCTATAGAATGCCATCGCGTGCTACTAAAACAATCAGACCTGCTCCTTCTGGTAACTACGAAACATCTCTATATTATACTAAAGTGTATACGGGTGTTTCTATTACTTCAGGCGCTGGTAGTATTACTCTGTCTGGTAATGAGTTCTTTATTCAAAATACCGATGATGCGATTGAGTCTTATATCAACAACAATCTGTTGATGGTAAGAGACACTGATGGTGAAATTATTGATCTGACGACAGGCACAGTTGATGCACTAGATGCTTCTGCTCAAATTCTCAGTTTTACTGCTCTAGAAGACAGTGGTAGTTCTGTATTCACTGATACCGTTACCATATATGCTACGGTTGAAGTAAACCTCGCGGCACCTCTTGTCAAAACTCTTAACAGAGCGAGATATGTTGCGTTTGACCTGTCTCATAAAATTCTTGCTTCTGCAGTAGATGTTTCCACTGAAACATTTACATATACTGCTCACGGATATTCTTCTGGTGATGCTGTAGTATATTACAATGGTGGCGGTACAAGTGTTGCAGGATTGACAAGTGGAACTACATATTACGTAATTTCTGCTGGATTAACTGCTAATGCCTTTAGAGTATCAGCATCATCAGGCGGTAGTGCGGTTAATCTTACAGGAACAGGTAACGATCTTCAGTACTTCTTCAAGGTCGGTGGCGGAACGTCATTAAATCTTGGTGTTGCAGATATATTCTCTGTTGATGCTGTTTATAAGGCAGCAGTTGGAACTTCTTACTCAAATATCGTAACAACTGGCACGGATATTGCTTCACAATATACTTTAGATAATGGTCAGCGTGATAATACGTACGAACTCGGTAAACTTACTGCAGTCAATGGGGCTGCTTCTCTCGCTGGATTCAATCTAGTTGCTAAGATTAGTTACTTCACTCATACGGAAACTGCATCTACTGCTGGTTACTTCGCAGTTGATTCGTATCCTGTTAACGACGCAGTTGTTGGTGGTGGTAATATCAAAACATACGAGATTCCGATCTACACATCGACTACAACTGGTGAGTCGTATGATCTTCGTGATACCCTCGACTTTAGAATAAGAATTACTGACTCGATTACTCCTGTTACCTTTGCGTCTATCGCTTCGGTTCCAGTAAATCCTGTAGTATCGACAACAGTTGATCCTGCTTCTTTTGGTCTCACTATTCCTAGACCCGAACAAGAAATCAATATCAATTACGAATATTATGTTGGTCGTAAAGATAAGATCGTATTGGATGACAATGGTGTGTTCTCTGCTGTAAGCGGAACTCCATCACTGACTCCAGTTGAACCGCTTACTCCTGAAAACGCAATGTGTATTGCCATTGTTACAATCCCACCATTTCCATCTCTTGCTCCTAATGTTGCTAAGTCAACTGGACGCAATGAATATGGTGTAACTTTCCGCACTCTTGATAATCGTCGTTACACAATGCGTGATATCGGCGGAATTGCGCAACGTATTACTCGTTTGGAATACTACACTTCTCTGACTCTTCTCGAAAAGTCAACTGAATCACTGTTCATTCCTAGTGCAACAGACCCAACGCTAAATAGATTTAAGCATGGTATTCTGGTAGATGCGTTTACTGGTCACAACGTTGGCAATCCAAAAGATCTCAACTATAGTTGCTCTATTGACGCAATCAATCAAGAACTTCGTCCGTTCTTTAATATTGAGAATGTCGACCTGATTTTTGATTCGGTAAATTCTCTTGGTGTAAAGAAAACAGGTGATCTATTAACACTTCCATATAACTATACAGTTCTTACTCAGAATACATTTGCTTCTAAGTCAAGAAACTGTGTAGGCGATCTGCTGTTCTCTTTCATTGGTGACATGACTCTCGATCCTCCTGTTGATAACTGGACTGATACTGCACAAAGTCCCGATCTCGCTGTAAACTTCGACGGTAACTACGACAACTTTGCTGCGATGGCAAATTCTTGGGGGACTCAGTGGAATGATTGGCAGGATATCGTAACTGGTCGTTCTGTCTCCACTGACACAACCAGTACTGGTGGACAGACTCGCGTATCTGGTGATACGTTATTCCAAGATCAAATTCAGATTTCAACTACTACCACTACACAGCGCCAAACTCGCCAAGGTGTGACTATGACTGTCACACCCGAAACTATCACAAGAGATCTTGGTGATCGTGTAACAAATGCTTCTATCATTCCATATATGAGAAGCGTTACAATTACTGTTAAGTGCAAGAGACTGAAACCAGCGACTAGAATTTATCCATTCTTCGACGGTATTGATGTTACAGCACATTGTCGTCCACTATTAAGTGCTGCCCTTGCAGCATCACCAACCGATCCCGCAGAATATTCTCAATATGCTATCACAAATGGTACGGGTGATTATGGTGATTCGTTAATTACTGATGCGGACGGAGAACTTGCAATTCAGTTTAGAATTCCTGCTGGTACGTTTAGAACAGGAACTAAGAATTTCAGAGTTTGCGATGATCCGTTTAACAGATCTGCATTCGTCACAACCTCTGCGACAAATTCGTTCTCTGCCAATGGTCTCTCGCAAGTTGTCCAAGGAACTGTTGTTTCTACAAGAGAGGCAAATGTTGCGTTTAATACTGTAAGCGATTCTCGCTCTGTAACTGAAAGCAATACTACTGCAAATCGTATTGGTGAAAGAGCAGTCGGGGTTGTTCAGAATACCACGGTAAACAATACGTTTACTACAGTTAATAATACCACAAACGTTTCTAATACTACCAATAACACAACTGTTGTTAATGAAACCAATGTCATCAACACTGTGGTTAATGCCATTACGAATGTAAATGAAACTAATATTACCAATAATCCAGTTATTGTTATTGAGAGAGAAATTCCAGTTGTAGTACTTGTAACGCCACCTGAGGAACTACCACCACCGCCAACAGTTCCTGAGGACTCAGGTCCACCTTCAGAAGCAGTCTTTATTGAACCAGGTGACTTTGGCGATTTTGGGATCGACATGCTTGGAAATAATTGGGGCACTTCTCTGCGGGGAGGAGTCTTTTCCATGGGAGGAATGGATCCACTCGCACAAAGTTTCTTTGTCAATGGAATGCCATTCGGAACATTTGTAACTGGTCTGGACGTATACTTCAGAACTAAGGGAACTGCGCCAATCACCCTGCAACTTCGTGAGATGATTAATGGATTCCCGACAGAGAAGGTTCTTCCTTTCGGCGAAGTTACCAAAACTGCAGACGAGGTTGCCACTTCGACTGAGGATGCCGATGGTGTTGTGACATTCTCTGACACGAATTTTACATTCCCATCGCCTGTTTATCTACAGAATAATACGGAATACTGTTTCGTTCTTCTACCTGCTGGTAACGATCCTGGATATACTGCATGGGTTTCGGAAATCGGCGAAAATGAAGTAGGTACTTCTAAGAGAATTTCAGAGCAACCAAATGTTGGTATGTTGTTTACTTCAGCAAACAATCGCACTTGGAGCGAAAAGCAAGCAGAAGATATGAAGTTTACTTTGTATCGCGCAATCTTTGATACATCCGTTATCTCGACTGCTAAGTTCCAGAATTCTAACTATGACTATCTTGCGCTCTCGGATGTTATGTATCTTGCTGCTGATGATACTGTTTCGGCATCCAAGTTTGCTGCAGGCGAGAAGGTTTACGTAGAAGGATCTGAGTCAACTAAGTATGGTTATGTAAAGCAATACGATCCTCTGTATAATGTTCTGAAGATTGTCGTTCAAGAAGGCGCATTCGCTGCTGCTGATACAATCACCAACGGGACAATTTACACTACCGTCGCTGAAGTTGAAAATAAACTGATCAACTCTATCCAAACCAATATCGGTTATATGGACTTCACACCAACTACAGGCGTCTGGAGTTATGCTAAAACTGCAACTGGTGCTGCTGCTGGAGGAACTACGTTCGAACGTCTAACGTTTGGTGAAACAAATGACATCCCAACAGAAGCAGCGATTTATTCGAAGTCAAATGAGACTGCTGATCTTGATGGGGATAAGTCACTAAACATTCGTTTTGGTATGAAGACAATGACTGACACGGTTTCTCCTGTGATCGATCTTAGAAAGTGTTCGTTGATCTGTATTTCAAATTATATTAACGCTTATGAAGCTGCTGCCGCAATTGTAACTACTGCTGGTACGTTGACGGGTCTATCATATGCAACTACAACAGCAGGCATTCCTGGCACTCTTGCTGCTACTGTAGCAACAAGCGGAACTGCTGGTGAGTTTACTTGTGGTGCATCAACTCTAGCAGTTGGTAGTCGTGTTACAATTACTGGTACTCTTGCAGGTACAGGCGCTATTACTGGTTATACAACTGGAACAACATATAAGGTTTCTGCTGTGACTGGGTCATCACCGAACGTTACTGGATTTACTCTAACGACTACTGGTACAAGCGAAGAGAACAACGCTGGAACTGCAAGTTCTAAGTATATCTCGCGTCGGGTTAATCTAGAAAATAACGCAGAAGATTTGAAGGTCTATCTGAGCAATTATCTACCAACAGGAACCTCAGCGAAAGTATATGCTAAGTTGCAGAATCCGTCTGATTCTAGAAACTTTGACGATCTTGATTGGGTAGAACTAGAGACGAGCGTATCGCCACTAAGTTCTACTGCCGCTGCTGGATTCGTTGAGTATGAATATAAAATACCAAATGCAAATAAAGTTGGTAGCGTAGAAGATGGTGAATTTACATACACCTATTCGGGAGCGACTTATACCACATATAACACAATGGCGATTAAGATTGTTATGTTCTCTACAAATAGTTCTGTTGTTCCTAAGTTTAAGGAACTAAGAGCAATCGCGTTGCAGATATAATATGGCAAAATTTGCACTTGAAGATACTAATAAATACATTAGAGACGGAGACTCTAAAGCAATTGTCTCCAATGACAAAAATGCATTAGCAGCATACAATGCTCAGAGAGAAAGACTTCAGCAAATGAAGTCATATGGTACTGAGATTTGTATACTTAAAGACGAATTGACAGAAATTAAATCTATGTTAAAACAATTTCTTAACAATCATGAAGGTAGGAAAGCATGAGCACAATTACACTGAGGTCTGTCAAAGGCATACCTTTAACAAATAACGAGGTGGATACTAACTTTACCAACCTCAACGAAGACAAGTATCAATCTGGTAGTAGTCCATCTTTTGTTGATCTGACATTAACTGGTGCATTGACCACATCGGTGGATGCTACGGTTACTGCTGCAGGAACTACACAGGGTGGTGCGACTGCACTTACAAAGGCAGTCAGCATTGTTACCACAGCAACAGCAGATCAAGGAGTTAAACTCCCAACTGCTGTTGTTGGTCTTTCTGCTACTATTGTCAATACCACTGCAGTTAATATCAAAATTTATCCAAACACTTCTGATGTTATTGACGGAGGAACTGCGAACGTTGCTGTTAATCTAGCACCGTATAGTTCTGTTCAGTTAGTTGCGCAGGATGCGATAGATTGGTTTCGTATTACCAATCTTATTGTTTACGACACAAGTGGTAACAGGTTAAACTAAAATGAACCCTCTAAAGGTCAAAGCATCTACGACGCCAATAACGTCTGCTGTGTTCAGCGGATTGCAACCTTTGACCAATGCAGAGGTCCAGAACTATATTGCTAATGTTATCACAACCAAGTTTGCTACAGACACAACTGGATCTGGCACTGCTGAGATAAACATTACGACAGATAATTCTGGTTTGGGAACTTCTATCGGAACCTTTAGTGACACTGATAGAACCGAAGCAACAGGGACGCATCCTGCTACTGGTTCAGTTGATACTGTAACATATTACGCAAAGCAAGTAACCACTGCTGTTGCCGAAAATGTTACTGCTCGTCCTGTTGCTTGGTCTGATGGTGTTCACCAGATGTCCGATTCTGATCTTGATGACGTGTTAGATACTGTTATCTCAGCGTTTGTTGCCGAATCTACATACACTGCTGGTCAATATAAATTACAAGCAACTGCCCCGTCAGGCGGAACTTGGCAAGCAAGATACACAATTACTGATGTCGCGAACGGCGGAAATACCACAACCTACCTGTGGCAAAAAACTGCGGCTTCCTCATCTCCTAGTGATTTTCTTGCGCCTCTGAAAAGTAATAATGCAAACTCAGTAAAGATTATGACTGCTGCTGAAATCGAGCAATTGGTTCCGAATTTCCGCAATCGTATTATTGATACTAATGTGGGTACATATAAGTTACAGGCATCTGCTCCAGCAAGCGGAACATGGGTCGAACTTGGATCCTCTACTACTGATACCAGAGAAGAGATTTCTCCACTGAATTATGTGGGTAACTATGTAGGGAATTATTCTGGAACATATGGTGGTCCATCATATACTGGGAATTTTAGTGGACCTGCATACACTCAAGCATTCTCTGATAACTACGTTGGAACTGCAACATATACTGGTAATTATGGTGGTACTAGTAACTTCAGTGGTAACTTCAGCAGTAATTTTACTGGTCCGTCATATAGTTCGCCATATACTGGAACAACCTATAGTACCTCTGGTAATTATACTGGATTCTTTTCCTCGACGGTAGCATATACTGGTTTTTATTCTGGGCCTCCGCAATCATATACTGGGTATTTTTCTGGTTCTGTAGCATACACAGGATACTATTCATCGGGTGGGTCATGGGCACCTGGAGGTCCATCATACTCAAATCCAGCAGGTCCATCATACTCAAATCCAGCAGGACCATCATACTCTACACCAGCAGGTCCATCAACTCCAGGAGCAACTTATACTGGGTTCTACTCAGGAACTCAAGCATATACTGGAACTTATGCTAGTGGTGTTGAACCAGATACTTTTGAATATTACAGCGGAACCTATGCGGGAATTATTCCAGGCGGAGGAACCTATATTGGAACTTTCCAAGGTGCTCCTGTACCATCATCATATACTGGATACTATGAGACGCCTATAGCTCCTCTTGAACCTGGAGAAGCTTACACAGGATTTTATACGGGAGCTCCAGGTCCAGCGTTTTATTCTGGTTTCTTTAGTGGTGGACCGCCAACACCTTCAAACTTTACAGGTGGTTATCTAGGTCCAGCTTCTGCTGGTGGATTTTTCGAAGGTTACTATTCTGGTCCAGCATCCTTTGCAGGAAACTTTGAGGGTGCACCAACTCCTGGAAATCCAGCAGGACCATCATACTCTAACCCAGCAGGTCCATCATACTCAAATCCAGCAGGTCCATCATATTCTACTCCAGCGGTGTTTTTCGCTGGAACTGCATATACTGGATACTATACTGGTCCAGGACCAGCATACTCAGGATTTTTCAGCGGTCCAGGAATAGCGTATACTGGGTACTACAGTGGTCCAGGTCCAGCGTACTCAGGATTTTTCAGCGGACCTGCAGGAACCCCATATTCTGCAACCTTTACTGGAACAGCATACTCTGGAACCTATACTGGAACCTTCACTGGTAACTTCTCGGGTG